TCTAGACTTAAATTGTTGGGGAAATTTTACATAAAGTTGTTGCATACAAAGGAGCCAAGCCTCTGCAACTTCTTTCGTAAGGGCTTTTACTTCTTCATTAATAGCGTCGAGTCTTATGTAAGTAGCAGCACGCTTAGAAGTGAATAACTGATTTGTTTCTCCAGATCGCTCTGACTTACCTTGAATAGCAGCATTGTCATTGGTCACTTCTTGCATGAAAGCTTTAGCACGATCAGCAGATTCTAGTAGCTCACGAGGATACTCGCCTCTTCTGATTGGTGCTTGCTTTTGCGCTGCAATAGATCCGCTTCCAGCTTTAAATGTTGAGCCTGGTATGTTCTTTTCACGCACATATCGTTTGTATTCTGTATCGTCAACAAACATGTCTTCTTCAACAAACTCACTACCATTAGCAGCTGTTGTTTGCCAAAATGTCGCTAAAGATTCTCTCTTGTTGTAAACCGCTTGAGCATCAGCAATAACATCTATTAGCCCTTGGATCTCTCCGTGTAGGTTTTTAGCGCTACGTTGAAAGTAAGGTTGCCTGCCTATTTGGAAAGGATAATTCCCATCATGTAAAACTACATCAATCCCTAGAGCTGGGCAAAATCTTATTAGCCTACAAATTGTTTTTGTTTCAGATTTCATCTCATAGCGATTGCCATTCATCTTCGCTAAAGCGTGCATAGTCGGTGGCTTCATGTCGTTGATTGTGTACTCTTTGCCAATCTCTTTGTCGTACATTTTTTCCGATTTGCACTCTTCAAGCCAAGTGGCTTCAATGACCTTATACATCCCGTTTACATCGTTATAATACTCAGAAGTTCTATCGCAAAGTTTGTCTAAAGGTCGATCATAGCTAGCAGTGTTTAGGTCTTTTAACCTTTCACGGATAACAGTTTCTTTTTTAGGGTTCTCTCTAGCAATCTGATCAGAAGTAAACCACCCGTATCTAAAGATAGCACTTGAATCATTTATGTCGTCAGATTGTAGATTTGGGTCGTACAGAAAATGCAGCGGATTAATCTCACGAATACCCACAATTGGAGTAGGACCTTTTGAGAAATCAGGATACATTTGCAAGACACCCTTAAATATTAGCATGCCTAGTTTTGCTTTATTAAGCTCTTTTTCGTAACCGCCAATAAGGTAATCACGATCCCAGAGTTCTTGTGCTAGATTGACATCTTCAAATCCACTGTCAGGCTCCATGTTTTCAAACTCCGCCTCAAACGGGTTTTGCTTGATTTGCCCCAGCACGTTGTCAATGTAATTCTGAGCAAAATTAAAAGTAGTGGGAGGCCTGCCATCAGCTACTAGCTGCTCTAAGGCATCCCCGTCCCATTGCTTAAAATCAATACCTGAGTACAAGCCCCAGTTACGCTCTTCACGAAGGCGATCAGCTTTCAGTCCAGACACAAAACTTTCATAAAGATTTACAAAGTGTCTTACGAGATCGTAATCGCCTTCAGCTTTCAACTCTTTGTATTTTTTTCCGTCCATTTATCCCTCTGGTGGAGTTGTTGGGCTAGATTGCTCTGGGGAGCCTTGGTATTTTGCCAATAACATGCCCATGTCCTCTAAGAATCCAGCAAGAGCTTCGGGTTCTTTAACAGACTGCCCTTCTATGTCAATCATTGAGTCTAGCAGTCCCTGCACCCCTGCTTGAAGAGTTTGTATTCCAGACATCACGCCTTCAAACTCTTGTGCTTCTGGAGCTGGAGCCGCTGCTTCTGGAGCTGGAGCCGCTGCTTCTTCAGCATAGCCAGGCTCCCCAGTGGGCGCTCCCTCTTGAACTCCTGCCTGCATTATCGAATCTTGCGGCCCTAGCACGCCTTCTTTTCGTCCTAACATTATTTCAACCATTCTGCTGCGTTAAATTTACCACCACCATTTTCAATGATAGCATCAATTCTTTTAATTGCCGCTTTAGCTTTTTCCACGCTATAAGATTTATCGTTACGCATTTTGTCAATAATCATGGTGCGCATTTTACTAGCCTCTTCAAGATCAAGGTATCCAAAATCTTTTGATTCAGTACCCTTATTGTTTTTAGCTATTTTTTCAGCAACTCTGGATCTTGCCTGAGATTCTTTTTCGTACTCAGCTCTAGATTTGTCTCCAGCTTCTTTGGACATATCTTCAACTATTTTAGAAAAAATCTCTCCCTGCCAATCCATAGCATTCTCATTTTCCATAACCTTGTAGATCTCAGCGAACACCTGATTAAATGGACCAACTAATTTTTCAGCAGCGTCTCCAGACTTTTTAGCGACATTAAGGCCTTTTTCACTCAGACCTGCGCTCATTTTTTCTATTAACTGCTTACCACCATACTCTAAAATGGCGCTTTTTACTTGATCGGCAAACCCATCAGGGTCTTTAACTCTAGCATTTTCTGTCACGATTTCAGACAACTTAGATTTTAAAGCATTTACAGACCCCATAACATTTTTTCTGACTTCTCTTCCAGTTTCTTTTGTTGTGTAATCTGCTCTTTTGTCTAGCATATTGTCATAAGCAGGCTCTGTCATTCCAGAAGCATCTTCAAGTATAGAGGGGGCTGGCCCTAAAACACGGTCTTGATTTCCAAAAATCGGCATATTATTTTTTCCTCTTTGTAAATAAATCTAACATTTTAAAAGTTCGATTGGTCCAGCCTTTGTGATATTCTTCCCAGGACTCAGATTTTTCAAATTGTTTAATCCTGTTTTCAGCTATTAAATGATGGAATTTATTTTCACCAACTTTTTCAATAGCTTCTTCAACGGCTTTAGCAGTGTCCTTGCCCATGCCGCCATCTACTACGATATTAATTCCTGTTTCTTTTACAGCTTCTTGTAACGCTTTTACTCCATTATAGCCTTGAGCAAAAACCATATCGTAAAGATGAGTAGCTACTGAATCGTTTTTTATCATGTTTATTTTAAACTTATCCCAGTATCTTTCTTTTGCTATTTTAGCGGCTTCCGCATAAGTCAAATTAGCTACGTCAATATCTGGGTTGTTTTTCCTAGAGATACCAAACTTGGTAAGCCCACCTAAATCATTGGGATCATCAGTAAGTTTTGAGCCGCCTTCGTTTTCAAAAATAATATCAACGGCTGCGTTAAATCTGTCTTTATCGTCTTCAACTCTTCTAAAGTCTCCGTATTCCTCAGGGGACATGGTTATGGGGCTAGGCACAACACTTAGCTCTTCTGCGCCTGAGTCTTCATCGCCCATGCTTTCAAAAAAAGTTTTTTTTCTAAATAGTCCCATAACAGAAAGGGGCTTTCGCCCCATCTCCTTATACTCGGTTTACGTTGAAAACAGGGATTGCTAGTTCTGCACCCTGACCTTCACCTTCAAATACAATAAAACCTGCTCCAGCAAGATTCGCTGGGACATTGGCTGTATCACCGCTGCCGTCAATGTCAATCTGGCCAGTAGCACCTGACGCTGGTTCGACTGGACGAGCTTCGATGTATTCTCCGCCAATTTTTTTGTATGCTCCGAAGGTTGTAAAACCTGCGCTAAAATATGCCATCTTCTTTCTCCATGCTTAAATTAAGATATAGCCTATTACAATAATATACTTTTTTAATAGCCTTGCCAACTATTTAGATTTTTTGCACCAGCACCATAAGCACGACCAAACCTTTCTCTGCTAGCTATTCTTTCCTGAGAGTAAGCTGGAGGTGGCGCAACTAATTCTTGCGGCTGATCTTTAAAGAGAGCCATTACAATATAACCCAGTGCATCAATTGTATCGTCATTAATGTTCATCGGCTCATCTTTTTCTGATCGAGGGTTGTATGTGTAGTTTTTTATTTGGTTTATTAAAACCACGCAAGACGGGTCAATAGTAATCCTATTAAAAGTAAACCTGTCTGAAACATACCCACGTCTAGCTTCAGCATTGTGCTTTATGGCTTTCTGGAAAGCTACCCCGTGGTCCCTGAATATGTTTGCGTGTGATTTTGTCCCGTGTTCTGAGAATATAGCAGTATCAGCAATCTTCCTAGCGTTTAAAGGCAAAGCCTCCGCTCGGTTCTTTATGTTCCTAGCTATGTCTGGTATCATTGTTTCTTTGACTGCGTATTCATCAAAAACATATAAATGGTCTTCAGTGGCATCATACAAGGTAAACAGCCCAGCAGCCCAGTGTCTGTATCCGTGGTCGTAGCCAATAATGTACTTTAAGTTGTTCATTGAGTTGTGTATTAATTCTCTAGCAGAAATATTATTTACATGCCTACCACCAGGCACGGGATCAAAAGTTTTAAATATTAATCCCTCTTTCTTCAAGAACATGTCTTCAATACACTCAGGATACTCTAGTTTAAAGTCAGTAATATCATCAAATGTTTTCATGGTGCGCTTGGCCCACTCTTCATCTTGAGACGGCTTATCGTAGCATGATAAAAAATGAAGCTGTGCTACATCGTCCATGCCTCCAGAAATGCACTTTTCTAATTGACGATTAAAGAAGCTACCAGTTTCGCTTGTTCCAATAACAACTATTTTACCTCCAGCTTCCTGAATCGTGGCGTTTGTTGCTTTCCATATTTTATCAAAATTAGGAACCTGACCCGCTTCGTCAATTATTACTAAGTCAACAGTACGGCCAGCGCCAGCTCTTTCATTGGATGTAATGCTAGAAATAGAACTCCCGTTACTAAACTCAACAACAGATGATGTATCTCTAATAATGGTTGGGTATTTTATTCCTGGTATAGTGGGCAGTCTTTCAAGTTTTTCTTTTACTCTTCTCTTTAAGAAGTAAATAGCATCTTCTTCAGATCTTGAGATAACGATTACCTCGGATTTCTCCCCGCCTAAAATTGTCTTAATGGCAAGTTCAGCTGCTATTTCTGATACCCCCATTTGTCTAGCTTTGCCTATAAAATGATACTGATAAGGAGAGTTCTCCAGTGTATCAGCTAGCTTTGCTTGAGCTGGCCATAGCTTAAATGGCGAAGCCTTCTTTTTCTTCTTATCCCAGATGCTTCCAAATATCTTAATGTACTGAGATAGTGTTAGCTTTTTAATAAAGCCAGAAAGAGATTCTACCTTGCCAAAACGATCCGTCACTCTTCTACCTCGTAATCGGCTTCAATAAACCTTTCTCCTAGCGCTACCATAA